AGAGATGTATCTCGTACATTCACCGCAGGAACTTCAAACGCGACTGCGACATTATCTGCTTATTGGGTTTTAAATCTTAAGAGTTCTTTTGATGAAACCTACAACTTTCTACTTGCTAAAACAATACCTACAAACAATCAATGGTTATCTGGTAGATATCTTTCAACTGGATACATGTCTGCTTTGTAGCATTAAATACTAAAGAGCATTTGCTAATACAGATGCTCTTTAATTTTAATTTAGATAGGAGTAAAAATGCAAACATTTCTGCCGTCTAGCGACATTTCATATACCGCAAAATCTTTAGACAATAAAAGACTTAATAAACAAATCCTTGAAGGGTATCAAATACTCAAGGTGTTGTCAGGAGAGTCACCGTCTGGGGCATGGCGTAATCACCCTGCAGTGCTTATGTGGAAGGGCTATGAGGCTGGTCTGTGGTCTTATATACAGCACATGATAGAAGAGGCTAAGGTTCGTGGGATTAAGACAATAAACAATGAAAACAACCTTAATGATCTTAAAGAAAAATGTTCGGGTAGATGGGGAAAGACCCCACCAATGTTCTGGTCCAATGACAATAAGGTAATGCGTATTACAACAACTCACAAGGCTAATCTATTTAAAAAGGATCCTATTTTTTATAACAAGTATCAGTATGCAACAATTAGTCCATACAATGAACCATGTTGTGAAAAATGCAATTACTATTGGCCAACACATGAGGAGCGAAATGCATTGGTATAACTGGGTAATTATTGGGCTATCAGCATTTAATATTTATATGATTTATAGAGCATATCAAATACAAGGTGCTCTCAATCAAAGTTTATCAGATAATCAAATTGCTGTTGCTATGATGTCAGCAATGAAAAATGAAATAGAAAATTCGTCAATGTTAAAAGATGAAACTAACGAAGGATTTGTTAAATTTTTATCAGACTCAAGGGAATGGGCTTTTAATTATATTGAAAATACTATAGAGGTTGTAAACAAAACAATTGATTTTTGCAATAATGAAATAGAAAATAAAAAAATAGATGAAGAACAAAAAGATATATTGAATAATATTATAAATATGTTATTAGTAACAGTTCCAAAAAATGTGGAGGAAAATAATGAGATCTAGTCAGTATTTATACTTAGATGGAGAAACTTTTGTTAATAGCCTTGCAGTGCATGATGTATTTTATAACAAGTTTAGTTTTAATGATGCAACTGACTTTTGTACATATCCTACAACAATGAGAGTTCATCCTGCAGAAGTGGCGATGAAAATAGATATTGACGAAAATGATACATCAGTCTTGTATCATCTTAATCAAAATGGTTTTAGGTGTGACGATTTCAAAACAAATCATGAAGACACGCATATTTTATTTGCTGGATGTTCAGAAACAGAAGGTGTTGGTGGTAATTTAGACTCATGTTGGGCACACATGCTATATGAGGATTTAAGCAAACACAATAAATTAAGTGGGTATTTTAATATTGCAAAGTCTGGCTTTGGATGGCAAAAAATAATTAGCAATTGTTTAATTTATTTTGATCAAGTTGGTATTCCAGATTATTTATTTGTAATGTTGCCAGATGTAAACAGATTTTTTAGATGGGAAAAAGAAATACAATCTTGGACATACATACAAAACTATGATTTAGACTTTGAAATTCATCAACAAAAAATGATTGATTTTATTGTATCTTGGAAATTATTTGTAAAGTTTTGTAAAGAAAAAAATATTGAGTTATTATTTGCTACTTGGCAGCAACTGAATGTTCCATATATAAATCATTGCAATTTTAACAATTTTATAGAAATTGAATACTCAAATGAAGCAATAGAAGATTTAATAGATAAAAAATTATTTAAAAATGATAACAAAAAAGAAATCTTCTTTAGCAAAAGAGACGGTCATCAAGGCTATGGTAAACATTTTATGTGGAAAGATGCATTTTTAAATACAATAGGAGAAAAAAAATATGAAAATTTGGCTATATCTTAAAAAAAAATATTATTTGATAAAATTTAAAAAAGAATTAAAAAAACGACATAAGTACACATATTAAAATTATATATAGTATACTTATATGATATAAGAAAGGAGGGAATAAATGAATCAAGCACAACTAAAGGCTATAGCAGCCTCATACGGACGTTCAGTTCTTGCTGGTATAGTTGCACTATATACCGCAGGGATTACCGATCCAAAGGACATGTGGGCTGCTCTAGTGGCTGCTCTAGTTCCAGTAGTTCTTCGTGCAGTAAATCCAAAAGATCCAGCATTTGGCAAGTTCGATGCAATCGCAAAGGATGTTGATAATGCAATGAAGAATGTTAAGCCAGTAAAAAAGAAGGCTGCAAAGAAGGCTACACCTGCAAAGAAGGTAGTAAAGTAATTATGTTTTAAGTGGGGTGCTATAATATATGTAGCACCCCATATAAAAAGAAAGGAAACAAAATGGAAAAAATTATTCCTCCAGATCTTAAAGAGGTTATTGACGTAGACAAGGCTTTGCCAAAAAATCTAGATGCAGTTATTGATGTAAATAAAGTTGTAAACTACTCGCAAGAAAACAATGCTATTGTTCATGCTCCAGGAATTGTGTCTTATCAAAATGTTGGAGATGGACCAAGATATATTAGAGATGTTGAAGAGTTAGTTTCTAAAAAAACACTGCATTGGCAGCCAAAAGATCAAAAAAAGATTGCTGAAGACTATGGTAGAAAAGCAATGGATACCATGTACATTAGAAATGTAAGGCGACATGGAGATTTTGACAAAGTATCTCCTTCATTAGAAGTAATAACGCATGATAGAATTTTTCAAAGACTTGAAAGAGATTTTAAGTCTTATATTGATAGATATACTGAAGAATGGCATCCAACCTGGTCTCAAAAAGAAGACTATGAAATTATGAAATATGGAGAAGGCAACTATTTTATTGATCATGTTGATGATGGTCTTTTTTATACCAGAAAAATTTCTTTAGTTTATTATTTTAATGATGATTACGATGGTGGAGAAATTGTTTTTCCAAAGTTTGGTGTAACAATTAAACCAAAAGCAAGCCAGTTATTGCTTTTCCCATCAACATATGTATATAACCATAATGTTAATGCTGTCACAAATGGCACAAGATATTCTATGGTTAACTGGCTTAAGTAAGAGGAAACAATTACTAGTCTTATCAAAAAAAGACATGCATTTTTATTTAATAAAAATATTACAAAATTTTTTATTAATAAAAATATAATAGATATTGGGTGCTCAGACGGATATTACTCAAATTTATTATTAAAGCATGGTGCAAAAAATGTTTTTGGTATAGATATATCCTTAGAAAAGGTTATGTTTGCAAATAATTCATATGTAGACATAACCTTTCTTTGTAAAGATATTGAGACAATTGATATAGATGAATTATGTTATTTGAATCAAATAGATTCTGTTTCTTGTTTTGGACTTTTGTATTTGTTAAAAGATCCATTAAGTTTTTTAAATATGATTACAAAAATAAAAACATTAAATATGTTTGTTTTAGAAACAGTAAATTATAATGAACTAAAAGATAGAGTTGTCAAAATAGATAATCATTCTATTAAATTAAATAAAATAGATGAAATTAAAAATATTTTTATTAAAAATGATTGGCAATTAAAGTATGAAAAAAATATTAAACTAAATGAATTAGATCAAAAAATTAATTCAAAGTTAATTTTTGGAGATAGAGTAGTTTTAGTCTTTGAAAGGTAATTATGAATTTTGTATATATATGCAAAGATGGAGATAACGAAGAACTTCGTTATTCTATAAGATCTGTTGTTAAAAATTGCAATGTAGATAGTTTATGGATAATTGGTGGTAAACCAGATTGGTATGTTGGGCAGTATGCACCAGTAAATCAAAAATATTCTAAATATAAAAATGCTTTTAATAACTTTAAAGCAATATGCAATACATCTGATATTCCAGATGATTTTGTTTTAATGAATGATGATTTTTTTATTATTAAACCAATTGATACAATAGTTTCATATTATAGTGGCACACTAGAAAATAAAATTGATGCTTATGAAACTGTGCTTGGAAGAAGTTCTTATATAAATAGATTAAAAACAACACATGACAAACTTTTACAGATGGGTATTGATAATCCCTTAAACTATGAAATACATGTGCCAATGAAGATGTCAAAAGAAAAATTTGATAATATTTTAAGAATGAATCATAACTTGTTATATCGATCTATTTATGGCAATATATCTAATGATGAGTCAAAAGAAATGTCAGATGTTAAAGTTTATAAATCAGAAAATTTTGCATCATTATCTTATAACTACGAGGAAAAAAAATATCCATTTCTATCAACGGAAAGTGGATCATTCTTAGAATTAAAAGATTTATTTTTATCTAAACAGTTTAAAAATAAAACAATTTATGAAAAATAGTTATTCATTGACTAATTTATTGTATTGTGGCAGTAGTGCTTCTGGAGAGAAGTTTTCATATCCTATAGATAAGGCTTTTTCTTTTTCAATATTTTTTTGTTCATCACTAAGTGCAACATAATTATCAATCATTTCTGCTAGTTTTCTTAAATCTGCTTCATAAACATTTACCATAGTTTTTGCTTTAAACTTATCAATTAAATGTGATTCTACCAACCATTTTTCTGGAAGAACTTTGTTATTTGGAGATATGTTTGTCATAAAAACTGGCAGGGCACTAAGCAAAGACTCATTCATAGGTAAGCATAGTCCAGCATATCTTCTAGGTAAGACCATAGCATCAAAGCCAACGTACATTGACTCTCTATCTACACTATCATTATAATCTAATACAATACGATCATCATTAAAGTTTAGATCAAGTTTGGTTTGCGTCCTTATTACTAGTTCATAATCTGCTTTAGAATATCTTAACATGTCAACTATTGTGTTAGTTCCATTTCTATCTTGTGCAGCACGTTTTCCACCAATGTGCAGTATGCGATTATGAGTTTTTGATCTATTAATTTTACTAGCCCCGTCAAATAGGCCTATGTTTGTTGGCGGTGGTAAATGAATTACTTTTGCTTTTCTGCCAAATTGAAACTCAATATCATCTATTTTCCATAAACTAGGAGATACTAAAACATCTGGTAACGCCATATTTTTTTTTGAAAGGTTTCCAAAGAGTTCGTAATTATACTGAAGAATTGTTTTAATTCCTTTATCTCTAGCCTTTAATATAAGTTCGTCATTGTTGTAAAATGTTTCACAACTTAATACAACGTCTATATCTTTTAAAAATCTGTCGATATCTCTACTGTCTGGTATACCAACAACATTTATTACTTCATATCCGTTATACCACTCAGGATGTTGTATATTATTGTTATGTTGAGAAAAATCAATTAACATTACTTTGCTAGGATTTAACATATCTGTTAATTGTTTTGTTTGGTATCCAAGTCCAGTATTATCTGATCTAGCAATAATTCCAAGTCTCATTCAGTATATCCCCATACTTCATCATCTGATGTAAATTTTCTTGTACCTCTGCGTCCGTCTAAGTGGTAAGATCTTTTAATATTATTTTTTGGATGGTAGATCCAAAGTTTATGTTTTTCCCATCCTTCTTTATCAAATACGTCATAAGGCAAAATGTCATCTTGTATAGAACCATGAATAATGTCTTCTATAAACGAATAATCCCTTACTCTTGGCATAATCTCATTTCTATAATAAGACACTAAAGATAGGTGTGGTCTTTGGCTCCATTGTGCTGTTTTCATAAAATCATCACTAAGACCAAACATTAAATGCTCATGTGATCTTGGAATAGATGCTTCAAAGTGAAATCTAATTGTTTTTGCTTCATTATACTCAAGCATATCTAAACATTTTTGCCAATCTATAGGCTCTTCAGTAACAAGTGGAGCATCTCCCTCAACATACAATAATATTGATGTAGTTATTAAACCAATTGTTTCTTTCATCATTGTTGTTTGATGACTATGTTTGTCAAAAATTATTGGTAAAACATTTTTCCATTCATGCAAACATTTCCATAGCACTCTGTTTTTAAATTCATCATAATCATTTTTTCTATTTAGTCTTTCTTCACGCAAGCCATCTATCTGCAATATGATTTCGTTATCAGGAAAATGATATCTTACGGAGTTAATTGTTTCATCAAGGATAGAAGTGTCTGGGTGATCTGGAAGAACTGATGTTACAACAATAATTGTTACGTCATTCTTATGCATATATCTCCTTCATAAGTTTAATTGCAAAATCTCTTTTATATTTAATCCACCAAGAAACTACACGATGCATATTGTTTGGATAATCCTTTAATATTGATTTAATAATCTCTGGCAATTCTGACCAATTACTAGTTGATGGAAATGGCAATGTTTCATCAAAAATATAATGATAAAAATTATCTTTATGCCCTTTAGAGTTTCTTAAGTCTGCAATAGGCAGACAAAGCATTTCAATTGCTTCAAAAAATCTAAATGAATCCATACTTACAGCGCCTGCAGGAGCGGGAGCAATTTTAGCACTAAACAAATTTTTATAATATTCTTTTGGTTCATCGCCTTTGGCAAAACCATCAGTAGGTTTATAAATAGAGTCTTTAATACTTGGCATTATGTCTGCTAATTGCTGTCTTCTATTGTGTGTAATTTGCCCAGCAAAGCATGCAGTATGTGTTTTTTCTGTATATTCAGGAATGTTGTCTTTAATGTGATTTGGTGCACCTATAGGAAGTTTATTATATTTTTGATGTTTTCTTGTCGGGCATTGAACCCAAATAGATATATTTTCATGCGTTATTTTATCAATATCAAATAAATTTCCTTCATCTCCAGTTATAAATAAAACTACTCTGCCTATATTTTTTAATTCATCATTTATACTATCTTCTTTACCAGCATTACCTTGTCCAGGAATAACAACAAAGGCTCTTTCTTCTTGTGGCAATGTATCAACAACAACTTCTTCTATTTTATTTCTTTCAAATGTTTGCTTTAATAGACCGTAATCCCATTTATCATTAGCAGAATCAAGTGGATCTTTAGAATAAATATAGGCAGTTAACATTTTTATTTCTTTTCAAAATACCAATGTGCTTCATGATTTTTTGCTAGAAATTCTCCAACATATCCAAGAGATTCTAGATAAGATATAGTATCTTCAGGTGATGTATTGTAATCACGCAGACCTAAATCATCATGAATTGATACAAATATTTTTAAATTATTATTTCTTAACGTGTTTTCTGCACCTTTAAATACAAGAAGTTCTGCACCTTCTACATCAATATTTAAAACATCTGGAACAATGCCAACTTCAGAAACATAGTCATCTAATTTAATCATAGGTATGTTTGCAGAATTGTCATGAATATAGACATACTTATTGCGATCAATAATTGCACCAAGATAATTTTCTCCCCACGCATTAAGATCACTACCTTTGCGAGTATCAGTTGTGTTGTCGCTAATCAATCCAGCATACATTCCTAACGGATCTACTGAATAATTTTTATACCAAAGAGCATGAATGTTTGGCCAAAACTCTGGTGTTGGTTCAATAAGCACCATGTTTTCTGGTCCAACTATATCAGCATAAACTAAATTACACCATCCAGATTCTGTGCCAATATCAAAAAATACATCACCCTTCTTAAGGTGAGTCTTCATGCTATGTATTCTTTCTTTTTCCCAATAATCCCAAACATCCCAACTTGCCAATGGCTCATTTAATTCAAGATTGTAATCATAGTTTTTAGTTTCACCTTGACGGATATATGGAACTGTTTTCCATACGATATCAGATCTTTCTATAAAGTTCATATGTTTAACTCCTTTAGTATAGTTGCCCATCTATGTATATATGTATGTTCTTGTTTAGTTCTTTCATGACCATTTAATCTTATATCTTCCCTGCTAAGGTTGTCTTCAAGATATTCATCTATCTTATCTGTTAAATCTTTTAAGTTTCCATGTTCATAGAAAACAATTTCACTTTCATCTTCAAAATATTCTTCAAGACCTTTAATACGAGGGTAGATAGTAAACCCACCACGACCAGTACTTTCAAACAATCTATCGCTTGTATAGTAAGGATAGTTAAATCCTATATTTAAACTATCTCCAATTGCTATCTTACTTTTAGCATAAATTCTATTTAACTTATCTCCACGGACAGTTCCAGTATCACCATCTCCACCTACATGTAAAAATCTTTTACCATAAACATTTCTTAAGTGATCTATTAGTTGCGGTCTGTATGGATATTCATGGTGATATCTTTTACTACCAACAAATATCACATCGTAATCAAAGTCTTGAACATCATAGTCTGGATGAATGTAGCACTCTTTATCATATACTCCAGCAGGAAGGAAGTGTCCTTTTACATTAGTGTTCTCATTAAACCAATCAGTCATTAATTTATCTGTTGCAAAGAAGTGTCCAATTGTTTTATAGAAGTCATCCTCTTCTAAGTCTTTCTGTCTTTCTAAACCAAGCCATAGGTCTAAATGATATGTCATTGTGGGGATGTTGGCCTTCTTTAACTCTTCTAGCACGTAACCCATACCAATTCTTCCTGGAGTGTTCCAGCCATGTGTATGCACCCATATAAAGAGATCACTGTTTATTGCTTGTTCAAGAACAAAACTATCCTTAATTGTTCTTTCCTGCAATCTACAAACAGTATGACCTAAAGATTCTAAAGAGTTAGCGTGATGATTTTCGCTACTATATGGTACTTCAAAATTGCCTAAAAAGACTATGTTTGCCATTATTACCTTTCAACTATAATAGTATACCAGAATATCTGTTATAATTAAAGGATGGTATACGAAGGAAGTTTTGTAATGGGTCAAACAACTGAAGGCATGGTACATGGCGTTGTAGAACACATTATGAATGAAGGCGGAACACTAGGCACACCTGGATCAGAATATGCTTTAGAATCTATGCCACCAGAAAATCCA